CCATAAAATGTTTGACTGTCAGCACTTAACGATAAACCACTTAAATATGTGCTTCCTGTTGGGGGAATATAACATTCTGCCGGAATTGGATTTGCTTCAACAAAGAAATTATTTTCAATGTATGCTGTGTCTTGTCCCGTATATAATTCGTATGTTTGATAATCATAATGCCATGAATGTTTTAAGCCAAATGAACCACCGCCCCAGCTAATTGAATATGGGACACCTATTTGTTTTTCTTTGTCATTAATAAGTGCTTTAAAATAAAATTCGGGGAATTCGTTAATTGTCCAAACACTGCGTCCGTTAACGAAGAATTTTAATTTGCCAGTTCTTTGTTTTGCGCATTCAAGCAAATCCGGGTCTTCGATTATTGAATCAGGTGTGAATGTTATTGTAATCCATGTAAAACCAGTTCTTTCAATTATTGCACCCGAAGCGTTTGTTACAATTAAGCCGTCTTTATTGATATATTTGTAAGCCAAATGCTTGTCTTCAGTTAATTCGAAAGCAATTACATTATTTTTTATGTTATCGAGCGGATTGGGTTGTGAATATGTAGCTTCCATTCTTTCTTCAAAAACACCAAATCCACTCTTTATTGTTTGATTTTCCTGAATCGCATCCAAGTAATTATCAAAACTTGTTGTTACGCCAGTTGTTGTTATACCTGTCATTGTTTCGCCAGAAAAATATGGATTATATTTGTCTTCTGCACGAGCACCCATCATTAAGAAAATACCTTCTGAATCTGGATATAGATATAATAGTGTTTCAATCGTAATACCTGTATTATAGCGTGCTGGAAACAATTGATAATTAAATCCATTCAATTTAAAGAATCCTTGCAAATAACCACCTGCCAAATCAAAATAATTTGAAGTACCACCAGTTACTGAAGTTGCGCTCATTGGAAGATATTCCGTTGTTACCGTAATACCACTTGTTTGTCCGGTTGTTGGGTTTTGTACTTCATTATAACCAACCCTGTGCATTGAAAATAATGTGTCGTTGGGTGTTAATGTAAATCCGCTCCATATAATATCGGTTCTTCCGTTATCGAAACCAGTTAAACCGAAATCAATAAGATTAATATTGTCTGAAATTGCACCTGCCCATTTGGTTAAGCTAAATGCAGTTAAACCCGTATTCCAATCAATCCATGATTTAATGTTAGTTAAATCAATGTGTATTGCCAAATTGTCGGTAATTATGTCGTTTAAGCATTCTAAATTCATTTCGTACTGGAATTTAATATAAATACTAATGCTATTTAAATAGAAATGAGTATTTATAAAAAATGATTTTCAATGGATAAGGATAATAAGAAACGACTTTTTCAATTAATGGAAAGTGTTGGCGGGATGTCATTGAACGAAATTGATTGGGAAGGTGAATTCAGTGATGTTTCAAAAGAATGTATGAATGTTGAGGCATTGAAAGAATATCTCAATAAAGTATTGTCTAATCAGGAATTGCCTTCAGATAAAAGAACTAAATCATCGTTACTTGTACACAATAAAGCAATTCCGTTTGATGAAAAAGGAGAAATTGATGTACAGGCTTTTATTGATAACATAACAGCATACCCCCCAAATATTATCAGTCAAAACGAAAAAATGGGAAAATCTGGTACTGATAATTCAATAACATTTAATATCGGCATACCTGCATTGCGTGGGTTAGTATATGATATGGATAATAAAGAATTTTATATTATAAACACTTGTCCCGGTGCAGGTTCTTGCCAGAGAGTGTGCTATGCAAGACGTGGAAGATATGTTTTAATACCATCAATATTTGTAAAGCAAACAAGAATTTTAAACCTGTTGTTAAATAAACCAGATGAATTTAAAGAAATATTGAGGCGTGAAATTGAAATAGTGGCATTGAAAAATAAAGGTAAAAAATTACTTTTCAGATGGAATGATGCTGGTGATTTTTTCTCAAAAAAATATTTTCAAATTGCTGCAGATATAACACGTGAATTAAAAAGCAAAGGATATAATTTTGGCTCATATGCGCATACGAAAATGGGTGATGTTTATAACTTGAATGACCCTGATGTGACCTTGAATTTTTCTGTCGATGCTACCGAAAAAGAAAAAGGGAAGGTTGATTTAACGCAAGCAAAAACATCTGAAATAGTGTCCTCAGATATTTTTAATGATTTGTTTATTAGAAAAGGTCCGCATTTTGCTGTGGACGATAAAGGCAAATTAATACCAAAAGACGAAAACAGCATTGCTACATTAAAGCAAAGAATTGCTGATAAGTATAATGCAGACATCAATACTTTAATAATGTATGATGACTTAATAAAAATACCTGAAGGTTCTCAAGGTGTTTTTGATGTTATTGTATTGCCAAAAGGACAGGGTGATATTGCAGCACAAAGAAAAGATGTAAAAAGAACCTTTTTATTGTATCATTAATAAGTATTTATCTTATATGAAAAAGCAAAAGGATATAAAAAAGCTATTATTTGAAAACATGGTTAAATTAAACTCTGATTTCAAAGTAAATGAAGGTGTTTTAAATCGTAGCGAAGACGAGTATGATAGAGAATATCAATTAAAGGCTGAAAAACTTAAAGCCGTTATTGATGAATTAATGAGAGAATACGATTACGAAGTGATTGATACACTATATAGACTGTTTGTTGAAAGAAAGCCGAGAGGACAGAACGTTCAACAAGATGTTCAAATGGTAGCTGAAGAATTATTAAAAGTATTTACCAAGAAAAAATAATCATGCATAACGAAGCTGAGAATAAGAAAAATCCAAGATGCTGGTCATGTAAATTCTGGTCAAAAAAGAACGTTTCTGACGTATTGAAAGAAGTTATTGAACCAGATAGCGTTGATGTTTCATCACTTCAAATGCACGATACATTATCTCCGCTTATTTGGGATGAGAGCGAGAAAATGAAACCTGAAGTTAGAAAAGCATTGCTGATGAATGCTAAAAGATTCATTGAGTTTAGTGATGTTGAAAATCTTAAATTCAATGACATTATGCTAACTGGCAGTATGGCAAATTTCAATTATAATGAAAATTCGGATTTGGATGTTCATATTGTTTTGGATTTTGGACAGGTTTCAGAAAATAAAGATTTTGTCGGTGACTTTTTTAAATTAAAAAAAACATTGTGGAATGATACCCTTCCAATTCAAGTGAAAGGACATGACGTTGAAATGTATTTTCAAGACAGTGCTGAACCACATCATGCATCGGGCACATATTCGCTATATAGAAATGAATGGATTAATAAGCCAACAAAGAAGATTGTAAATATTGATACTGCAGATGTTCAATTAAAATCTGCCGATTATATGAATGCAATTGATGATTTGGAAAAGCATGCTAATAGCGAAGATTTTTTGAAAAAATATGAAAAAATTAAGGATAAGGTAAAAAAATATAGACAGACCGGACTTGATAGAGCGGGTGAATACTCAGTTGAAAATCTCGTTTTTAAAGTTTTAAGAAATACCGGATATCTTGGCAAGATGATTGAACTTAAAAACGAATACTTAACACAAGAATTAAGTTTAAAGGAATTTATTGACAACGAATTATGAAAATTATAGTCACAAAAGAGCAATTAGCCGAGTTTGTTGAAAAGAAGAAAGCCGAAAAGGTTTTTTATGAGATTGTTGAAAATTTGCATAAAAATGCAAAATTTTTGAACGAAAGCATTTCACATAAGAAAGCTAACCAGTCTGTCATTGAAAATTACAAGAGAAAAAAATTAATAACCCCAAGGGTATATGAAATGCTTGTTAAGCACAAAATCATAAACGAAAACTATGAAATAATATGAGTTTAGTATTTTTTTGTTCTTAATTAAGTATTTATAAAAAAATGTAAAGTACATAATAGCTATTATAAAAATATAAAAATGAAGAATCATAGTTCAAAAGAAGCTTATTTCGAAAGGCTAAAAAACTTAGCAGAAGTAAACAAAGTTTCTGTAAAAGAATCAAAAACACGTAATTTGGGTACTTTAATTGATTATAAAAGAGCAGCAGACGGTGTTGCTTATGGCATTATCAAAGAAAACCATCACTACTATGTCAAAAAGGCTGGTTTAAAACAAGACCCAAATGTTGCTGATTTTGCATATATCGGTGGGTTGGCAAACATCACTGAATTCCAATACAAATCGTTGGCAGAAGCTGATAAGAATAGAAATATGTTATTTGCAACCATCAATGAAAGTGTTGGCAGCAAGTTAAACAAAAATGGTAGCAAGCTTTTAAAAGAAGATGTTGCTGGGCAAGAAATTGACCAAGCTGCAAGTAAAGTAGCTGATTTAGACGCTGCTACCGCAGACGCTGCTGCTGCAGATGCAAGTGGCGATGCAATGGCTGCTGCTGATGCTGCAGGTGATGCTGAAATGGCTGCTGGTTTAGATGCTGAACCTGCTGCTGGTGAAGAAGTTTCAGCAGAACCCGCTCCTGAAGGTGGTGAAGGTGATGAAGAACCTGCTCCTGAAGGTGGTGAAGAAGAAATTCCCGGAGAAGAACCGGAAGGCGATGCTGCTGCAGATGCAACATCTCCTGAAGATGAAAAAAGTCTTACAGTAAAAGAAATTGAAAAAACGCTTGGTAAATTAACTGGTAAAATCAGAAAAACTGAATTAGAACCAAGCGAAGTCAAATCATATGTTAACTCATTCCTTGCTTCATTTAAAGACAAATTCGATGAAATTGAAATCGAAGACAGAAAAGCAATGGCAGACAAAATCCTCAAAGTTGTTCCTGATGATGAAGTTGAAGATTTAGGACAAAATGTTGAAGCAGGTGAAGAAGCTGCTGGCATTGAAGAAGAAGGTGTTTGTGCAGAATGTGGTGGTTTCGGTAGATATGCCGAATCAAGAGGCTATACCAAAGAATCTATTATGGAATGTGGCGAAGAAGAAATGGGTAGTTTGGTTAGTGGATATGCAAATGCATATAATGATGGTCAGAATGATGGCGACTTTAAAATGGTGGCGTTATTATTGAATCCCGAAATGCTTGAAAAATTAAAAGGTGATTATGGTCATGATGAATATGCAGAAAAACTTACTCCTTATGTTAATCAAATGAGCGAATCCAGTGAAGAAGACAAATTAGCTCAAATGAATGAACTTTGGGGTGGTTTGGGTGCTTTAGGTAAAGCAGCAGGTGCTGGTATTAAAAAAGGTGCTCAAGCAGTAGGTGGTGCAATTCAAAAAGGCGCACAAGCTGTTGGTCAAGCTGCACAGGCAGGTGCTGAAAAAGTTGGTCAAGCATATCAGGCAGGTAAAGAAAAGGTTGGTCAAGCTGCAACTGCAATTAAGCAAACATATCACGCAGGTGAAGTTCCGGGTGAAATCAAAAAACTTGAAACCATTGCTGCTGATTTAGGAAAACAGATTGCTGCATTAAATACCAGATTACAGAAAGCTGGTCAGCAACCAGTCAACATAAAAAGTATTTTAGCAACAATACAAAATCAAGTCGGTGCAAAAGGTAGTGCAAGTTTAGGTAAATATGGTATGGCTGCTGAAGGTACAGACCCAGCTAATGTTGAAGTTCAACCGGAAATGTTGAAAGAAGACGATGAAGTTGAAGAACCTGAAGGCGAAGAAGGAAAAGAAGAAGTTGGTTTCGCTGCAGATGCTGATGTTCTTGGCGCAGGTATTGCAAAACCAGATAGTGCTGAAGTTGAAATTGAAGAACCTGAAACTGAAAGTGGTGGAAAAGAAATTGAAATTAAAGATTCAACAGTAAACATTACTGTGAATGAAACAAAAAAGCAAAAAAAAGCCACAATGAGTGAATCTGAAGCAAAACTTAGAAAGTACATTCGTGCACGTTTACAGGAAAAGGTTGGTTTAAGGAAAGCGGTTTTGAATGAAAGCGAAAAATCACCAACAATAAAGAAACTTGATGCAATGATTGATAAACAATTCAAATTGTATGAATCTGTTGACGAAGGTTTTGGTGAAAAAATAACAGGAATGATGAACAAATTCAATCAAAGTGTTGAAGGTAAATTAAGAAAGCAAAAAGAATTGAAAGCAAGTATTGATGCTGACCCAAATCTTTCAAGAAGCGCATTGAAAAAAGCATATTCTTCTGAAATCATGTACAATGGTGGATTGGGAATTATGATTGATAGAGCAGCATTCCAAGATGTAATAAATGTTGCAAAACAAGCAGCAAATGACCCTGATGGATTAGGTAAAGTAAGTTCACAAGCAGGTAAGCTTATTTATATTCCCGCAAACAGAGCATAAAAAAATATTTAAGAAAATAAGAACCCGACTCAAAAAAAGTCGGGTTTTTTTGTAACAAATTTAATTCTTTATCGTATAATGCCGTATGAAAAGTAATATTAGAGAATACGACAGAATTAAATTTTTCAGAGGAAGTAAAAGGAAAAATGCTGAAATGGTGAGACTTGCAGAAGCACATCTCGATTTTGAATATCGTAGATTGCTAATACAAGAAAACGAACTTGACCTTCACGTGGCATTCAGCAAAATGATTGTTTGGAATTGGATTTCATGGATACTTCTGATACTTTCCATATTTTTCACAGAAAATCCAACAATCTTTTATGGATTAATGTTCGCATCACTAACGTCACAAATTTTTTCTTATAAAAATAAAAAACATTTCAAATTTGTCTTCAGAGCATATAATCTTGCACTTCTATTCGTTGATGCTGTAATAAAAAACGAATATGGTATTACAATGCCCGAAATATAATTTTTCGAACGGGTTTTTGTAGTATTTATGAAAAAATCGTGATATGAAAGATGAAGATTCAAAATTAAAATTAATTTTCATATTGAAAATTGGTTATAATTCAAAAGGCGAGGGGTTATATGAATTCATTTTTTCGGAAAATCCAGAAAATATTGATGTTGAAGGATGGTGCTGGGATATTTCACCCGCATGTGACAACGCATTACCGCCAACCGAAAAATATGTTAACGAAGTTTATAGTTTAAAAACAAGTACGTTTGATTTATTTTGCTTACATGAGGCTGTTGATAGAGAATACATGCATGGCTATCATACTATTCATGCGCTTGCATATGAAATCGAAAAACAGGTTGATGAAACTAATGACAGCAAGTATGGCGATTATGAAAAGATGTTTGAAAAAGAAGACGATGATTTGCCATTAATGGTATTTCATTATGGTATGACGCTTGGAAAAGTTAAAGAGATTTTAAATACAAGGAAAATTGTTCTGAAAAATAACGAATTTATTGAAGTCTCTTCGATAAAGTTTTAGTATTTATCCATAACTGATTGCCCACGTGGTAAAACAGTAAAGAAGACGTGGTTCATGAATACGTTTTCGGTTTAATTCTATACCTTTGGTGTGGAATCAATAAAGGTTTCGGACGCTGAACCCGCTAATCAGCGTTCATGAGTTCATCCCATCATTTGAGGGAAGGAAATCGAAAAACGGTATGCCAAGATGTGTATCGTTTTTTGCCTATCTTACCGGAATTGGAAGAAAAGGTTTCGAGGCGGGATAAATCAAGATATTTACCCCGCCTTGCGGTTTTTTATAAGGTAAGTGATTGCATTTTTTAATATTTGAACATCATCTTTTACGCTACCTAATAATAAATTACATCTTTTGCAGAGTAAGCCTCTAATTTCATTGGTGTCATGATTATGGTCAACGGCTAAATTAGATGTGTGCATTTCACGGTGCTCACCGCAAATTGCACAACAGCCATTTTGTGTTGAATACATTTTTTCGTATATTTCAATTGTTATTCCATATTTATTTTTTAATATGGATTTCATACTATTTAATTTTCTTCTGTCCTTATTTGCAATTTCATAATCTTTAACACGTTGTGCATTATTTATGCGCCATTGTTTTGTATATTCAGCATGTTGTTTTTTGTCTCTCATAAGGCACGATTTTTAGATAAATACTGAGCCTTACAAAAATGATGAAAACATAGTATTTATTTATAAAATATTATAAATGAGTATTAATGCAAATTTAAATATTGACCCCGAAAAAAAGAAAAAAGAACAAGAAGAAGATTCCCTATTTCCAGAACATGTACCAATAATTCCACTTGACCTTCAAAAAGAAAAGGAAAAAGAAGAGGCGAGAAAAAAAGCTGCCGAACTTAGAAAAAAAATTGGGAATGTTGAACCGATTGTTGTTACTGAAGAAGGATTAACAAAAAAAGCAAGTGAATTAACTCTTTTAGAGCAAAAACAAGAAATTGTTCGTTGTGCAACAAATCCCGTTTATTTCATCGAAACCTATTTAACTATTTTTGACCAGACTCAGGGTGCTGGTGGTATGATTGTGCCGTTTAAATTATTTGAATTTCAAAAAGAATTGGTTGAAACATATAAAGACAATCGATTTGTTGTTGCAAACAAATATCGTCAGGCTGGTATTTCAACAACCACTTGTGCATATATTGCATGGTACATAATGTTTAATAGAAACAGACAGGTTGCTATTGTTGCAGATAAACTTGAAACAGCACGTGACGAAATGATGGCTGACGTTGTTGACTTTATTGAAAGTTGCCCAAGTTGGCTTAGACCGAAAACTGGAAGAAATAGTGAGAAGAATTTGAAAGACACTCAGAAAATGAAAATTTATGACAATAATTCAAAATTGGGTGCTTTCTCATCAAAAGGTCTTCGTGGCTATACGCCAACATTATTATTCTGGGATGAGGTTGCATGGACAGAAAAAGGTGATAAGTTCTGGACATCTGCAAAGCCTACACTTCAGACTGGTGGTGCAGCTATTTTCGTAAGTACTCCTTCTGGTCTTGATGCAGTATTCTATAAAACATTTATGGGTGCAAGAAGCAAAGAAAATAACTTTAAAGCTGTTGAACTTTGGTGGTATAATGACCCCAGATATAATAAAGATTTGGTTTGGCTGAAAAATAAAGGTAAGTCAAATGAAATAAAAATAGCTGACGAAAATTGGGATTATAAAAAACGCATTGATTTAATGACCGAAGGCTGGGAAGCAAGTTCTCCTTGGTTCGAAGCTGAAGTACGTGATGCAAACGGTGATATGCGTAAAATCGCACAGGAACTTTTATGCTCATTTTTGGGTTCAGGAGATAACTTTATTGCAGAAGAATTTCTTAAACGTATTCAAGAAAACGAAGTATTAACACCAATTCGTCAGGAATATACCGATTTAAATTTATGGGTTTGGGAAGACCCATTACCGGGTGAAAATTATATTATGGCACTTGATGCATCACCGGGACATGGTGAAGATAATTCAACCATGAATATGTTAAAAATAAAAGAAATTATTGAGGAAAAAATAATTACTAAAGGCGATAAGGTAAAAAAGGTTAAAATAAAAAGACATTTGTGCGAACAAGTTGCCGAATATTATGGTAAAATAACACCACAAATGCTTGCTGAAATTGCATATCAGTATGGTAAAAGATATAATAACGCATATTGTGTAATTGATATCACAGGTGGTTACGGTGTGCAAACAGTAGAAAAACTAATTGAATTTGGTTATCCTGAAGAAAGTATTCATTATGCTGAAGTAACACATAAACCATCAAGAGATAGATTACAAGGATATATTAAAAAAGGACAAAAAACTTTGAGTGATGGTAGTGTCGTTACTGTTGATTTAATTCCCGGATTTTTTATTGGCAATAACCGTGCTTCAGTATTACTTGAGATGCAACGTGCTATTCATCTTGAAGATGTGATAATTAGGTCTGTGAGATTACTAAATGAATTGAAAACTTTTGTCACTGTTCCCGGAAACCGTGTTGCTGACCATAAACGTTCATTCCACGATGATTCAATAATGGGATTGTCAATTGGTTTATATGTTTTGAATTTTGATATGGCAAGGTACAAGCAAAGTAAAAGCATGACCGAAAAAATGCTTAATGCAATTGTTACTGTAAATGACATTAAGGAAATCGAAAAAAAGAAAGACATAAAAAACAGACCAATGATTTCACCAAGCAGCGCATCACCATTAAATCCATATATCGCACATTCTTGGTTATTTAATGGATTGGATAAGAAAAAGAAAAATTAAATTGTATTTATATTTAAATGAGTTTTTCGTGTCTTTTCCGAAAAACTGCAGTATTTATAAAAAAATATAAAAATTTATAAAAATGGCTGACGAACAGAAAAAAGGTACTATATATCAACAGCTTAATAAAATGTTGAATCTGGACGGTTTTGGTTTTCAAGACCAGCAACCTGCAATTTCGCAAAGCACACCAGTAAAACAACCGCCAAAGGTTATTATTAAAGGTAGTAGTCCTGATGAAGTAATGAGGAAGGGATTGGAGTTACAACAAAAAAAAGACCTTCAAAATAAATTTTTCAGAACCACTGATAGAGGTTTCCAGAAAGCACTACAATATGAAGCAGCCAGACTTCCGGCATATATTGATTATGAGGGTATGGAATACTATCCAATTATTTCAAGTGCATTGGATTTATTTATGGAAGAAGCAACAACCATTGGCTTTAATGGTAAAATGCTCAACATATATTCCAACAAAGAAAGAATTAAAACTATGTTGGAAGAATTTTTCTATGATACTGTTAACGTAAATGTAAACTTACCGTTTTGGGTAAGAAATACTGTAAAATACGGTGATAATTTTGTATTGCTTTATGGCGAACGTAAAAAGGGTGTTACTCACGTAAAACAATTGGTGAATTATGAAATTGAACGTTTCGAAAGAATACAAAATGGTAAACCAACTGTTAGATTTAGAGAAAGAATGACTGGTGATGAATTTAATGTTTTTGAAATTGCCCATTTCAGGCTTCTTGGTGATGATAAATATTTACCATATGGTTCATCAGTACTTAATAAAGTACGTAGGGTTTTTCGTCAGCTTGTAATGGCTGAAGATGCAATGTTAACCTATCGTATTATTCGTGCTGGTGAGAAGAAAGTTTTCAAAATTGACGTTGGAAATATTGATGAAGACGATATTGAAGATTATATCTATAAGGTTGCTACCAAATTTAAAAAGATTGCACAGGTTTCGCCAAACGATGGTCAAATTGATTATCGCTTCAATATTCTTGGCAACGATGAAGATTATTTCTTACCAGTAAGAAATGCAAATACTCAAACAGGAATTGAAACACTTCCGGGTGCACAAAATCTTGACCAAATACATGACATTGAATACCTTCGTGATAATTTATTTACTGGTCTTGGGATACCGAAACCTTTCTTATCATTCCAAGACGCTGCAGGTGCAGGAAAAAATATGGCTCAATATGACATCCGCTTTGCAAAAAAAGTAAATCGTATTCAACAGGCAATAATTCAGGAACTCAATAAAATGGCAATGATACATTTATATTTATTGGGTTACACTGGTGATGATTTAAATAATTTCCAATTAACGCTTACCAATCCTTCACTTCAGGCAGAACAAATGAAATCTGAATTGATGCGTGACAAAGCACAGACATATACTGAATTAACACGTGGTGAAGGCGGTATTGCTGCAATGTCACATACTAATGCTAAGAGGAAGTTGTGGAATATGAGCGATAAGGAAATTATTGATGACTTGAAACAGCAAAAAATGGAAAAAGTCATCATGCAAGAACTTCAGGACTCTCCGGTTAACATCAAAAAAACTGGTTTATTTGCAGATATTGATGCAAGATATGGTGAACCAGTTGAGGGAATGCCAATTGGTGCTGAAAGCGGTGCAACTACTCCGGGTGGAGAAATGCCACCTGCTGGCGGTGGAGCACCTGCTGGTGGCGGTATGCCACCTGTTGGTGGAGCACCTGCTGGTGGAGCACCAGAAATGGGTGGCGGTATGCCACCTGAAGCAGCAGCACCACCTGTTGGTGGAGCACCACCTTTAGCTGAAGGTAAAGGAAGAATGAGTGTTAATGAATTTAACAAGCTCGTTGAAAAATTGGTTGGCGGTGAAACTGCAGAACCCGAACGTAAAAAATCAGCAAAGCATAAGAAAGTAATTAATGAAAATAACGCAATCGTTGAAAATCAGAATAAGAAAGCGTTAGAGATGGTTAATGAAATCGATACTTTACTTAACGTAGGTGAAAGCATTAACACACAGCATGGTGCTATTGATACCGGAGTGGATGTTGACTTTGAAGAAATTGAAAATCTTGATTTAGAAGATAAATAATTCTGAATTGGGAAATGTGACAACAAGAACGTTTATAATTATTTAGAGTATTTATATTAAATTGAGCCAAGTCATATGAAAAACATGAATATAGGAATAGTTAATTTGATGATTTCAAACAAATTAAAAGATTCTTATTTTAGTAATACTTTAATTGAGGAATCAAAGAAAGCAACACAGGATTTTTTCAGTGTCGTGAAAAATTCACCGATATTGCAGCTTGAATTCAATGTTTTTAACAATCTTGAAAACAAACACATTGAAGATGATTTGGCTGCTACTCGCTACATTGACAGCAACATCAAATTATTTGAAGTCTACACCATTCAAGAAATTGACAAAGAACGTGAAAAATTATTACCGTTTGTTTCTGAAACTCAACTTTCTATTGGTGATAAAAGAGTTGAGTTATATTCAGCTATTGACCGTTTAATCACTGAGTCGTTAAATGATAATAGTAAAATTGATGTTGATGCAATTCACGAATCATTTACAGTTGTTTTAAATCATGTAAAATCATCAAGAAATATTGTTAATGAAGACGCTGATTTGAACATGATAAATGAAGAGGTTATTGAAATTGCAGTAAATAAATTCAATGAGAAATACGAATCTTTAAATGAAGACGATAAGAATTTGCTTCAAAAATTAATTAACTCAAACGATAAAGAAAAAGAAGATTTGCTCGAAACCTTTAAAAACGATACGCTGTTAATATTAGAAGGTTTAAACAAAGACATGACAAAAGATAATATCGCAAAAGCTATTCAAAAAATTAAAGAAATGGCGTATAATCGACAAAAAGTTGATGATGATATCATAAGTCTCTATGAATTGAAAAAAGAACTCTTATAAAAAATGCCCCAATCGGGGCATTTTCTTTTTATGCATATTTATTATAAAAGCTTTCTTTCATGGCGTTAATATCCACATCACCACCATATCCATTAACCTTGCCCTGAGAACTAAATTGCCAAATTTTCCAATCATTCCATCCACTTGCAATACTTGGATTACTTACTTCCGGTGTGAGTAAATATTGTGCATGCCATAATGGAAGTGAACCAAATTTATTGGTTGTTTTATCTTGAAATATGTATTTTCCACCATAAAGAATTGTACTGTAACCTTTCAATTTCAATTCATTTACAAACGTATTAATCCATAAATCATTATTTGTTTTCACCAAACTCCATAACATATTTTGCGATTCAGTATCTTCGAAATCGAGTACTAATGGAAAATCTGGGTTTGGTAATGTTGCGACAGTATCCGTAAAATGCTTTGCTTGTGCTTTAGCATCATTACTTATGTCGAGAGCAGTACTACCACTATATGGCACACCAAAATGATAATAAGTAATTTTAAGACCAGCAGTTTTTGCACCGTTAGCGTTGCCACGTGCCCTTTTATCAACATATGTAGTACCTTGCGTTGCTTTAATAATCGTGAACTTCGGCTGTGGGTCATCAGGGTATGTTGGATTAGCAATACTATTCCAATTAAGTGTTCCTTGATGATGGGAAACATCCACACCAAAAATAGAACCCAATTGAGCCAATCTCGCCTTTGACATTGATGTTGCCTGTGCTGCAGCAACAAGCTGTCCAGATGATAATTCTCTTGTGCTGGTCATTCTTGATTCACCGCCATCATAACCCATAAATGCCAACGGGTCTTTTACTCTCGGAACAGGGTATTTTAATATTTTTGTTCCTGAGAATGTGGTTGTCATCTTATTTGCAGTAATATCATGTTCAACACTTAATATAATATATGCGCCATTAAACAATGGCACATTTTCTAATTGAAAATATTGTGTCGGTTGAATCATAACATTTCCCAATCCCATTATGGTTGCTTTATATGACCTGTTTTCATATAGATTATACAAGTTTTGTCCCTTCGGTATTGCGTGTTCTTTATTATCACCAGCCAATCTTGAAAGAATTTGTATTGATTCATTTGTTTCAGGATATTCTTTACTATCAATTTTTATGTTTGTAAACATCGACTGGTTTTGTTCCCCAAACCTTACTTTAAATGCACGAACAGTACGATATGGAAATTTATCTTCACCCTCATCATTCCCAGCCAATTGATTATCTTTTTTCGAGTCAGGGGAGCATTCTTCAGTTGAAAAATCTGTCGCATCGGTATTTGCTAAGTCTTCAATACCATCATTTTTAAATCCATTTTGGACTGTTGTGGGATAATTTGCACTACCACCAACATACATGCACACAAACGCAGGTCTATCTTCAATTACGCCACTTGTATCAATTTTAAAGCATTCTTCCCATGCACCCTGTCCAATCATAAAGTTTTGAAGTGGGAAGAATTCAAAACCATTTAATGACAATAATTGTGACAATACACTATATACACTAATATTTGGGTCATCAAGCAATTCTATAAGTATTTCAGCATTAAGCATAGTATCCCCAGCAGGATTCATTGCCCTGTCTACAAAAACAAATGAATCAATTAATCTCTTGTCGTTTCTGTTAAACGGATATCCCCAGACTTTCGAATTAGTTGGATTTGTTAACCATTTATCATTTATGTTTTTAAATGAGTAATATGTTTGTGTGATAATATCCTCATCATTCTTTTTCTTTTCATCCTCATTCTCTTTTTTTATCGTATCAGCTTTTTTGTTTTCAATTTGGTTGAATAGTTCATTCAAGAATTTAGTGAAATATCCATCATTAACAGCTTTTTTACTCGTATTTGTATTAAGCGACTTAATTGATTTATATGCTGTCGGATAATCGGTTGACATTTCAAACGTATCCTGACTGAAAACAATTATATTCATTCTTTCAATCAATGGTCTTAATACAGAGCCATAATATTTCGTAACATTAGCGTTATCTTCCGGGTCTAAATGACTTTTATATATTTTTTCTTTATTATTTCCGGTGCTTCCACTAACAGCATCATATAAATGTTGGAAACGAACCAGATTCAAATAATACTCACCAGTATTACTGCCAAAATTATAATAATCAAGAAACGCATTACGAAGAATTGCTTTGTCTTTTGTTGAAAGATATTTGTTTACATCAGAATAATCACAAAAGATTAAAATTGCTCTATCGTAGAAATACTTACCCGTCCCACCAGTAAAATATTGTATAACGTCATCAATCCAATTGTCTTCACATGCATCAATTAACGCACCAAGATATAGTGGTAGGTATCTCGGAACTTCAATTGCAGCAGGTGTTGTAAATATCAGTGAATTTAAATCACTCGGATATTTGTTGAATGCTCCTAATGTGTTACCAAAATTGGATAATATAAATAATGCACTTAACTTTGAAGGTGTTTTGATGATATCATCGTATATTAAATCATCAAAATATTGTGAAGTGTTGTTAATATAAATTCTTTTTGATAATTGTTCTGACCACACATCTACAATACTTTCAAATCTTTTTAAATTGGCTTTAACAGTACCTGTTGGCAGTGAAGCAAAACGTTTGTTTCCCTGACTAAGTAATACAGGATAATCGTAGTAGGTCATATAAGGAGTGTTCGAGTATCTCATGCTTTCAAATAATGTAGGACTGCTCAAATATCTGGTTATTATATTATTTCCATCAGCATCAAATATATTTTGACTCTTATCATTGCCCTTTTTATCTATTTTTTTATCGAGAATAAATAATGTGTTTTGTTCTGTAAACTGATAGTAAACTTCTTTATCACGACCACTGAAAAATTCAGCAAAGCCACTTTTTTGAACACCTGCTTTGAATTTATCAATCGGTCTTTCAGAATTCTGATTGATTGTTTGCTTCTTTAAATCATCATAATATAAATTAATGCCAAGATACTCAGGATTATTTTTATTAACATATGCTGGTTCATCACCTGTTACACCACTAATTGCGATAATAGTATCATCAGAAAAGCCGTACCATGTTGGCACTTGTTTTTCCAATTCCTTATAGAACTCTCCAACATTTTGTCTATACTTATCAGCAAATGATTTAATATTATCGCCATAATCTGAATTTGCCACAGACAATGCTAAATTAATTGCTTCAGATGTGGCATACATTTTCACGTATTCGGACAATTTAACTGTTTTATTCGTTGTGGTAGGATAGAAATCATTAGATATTGAACTTTGTGATAATACATAAAATCTTTTCAATGCAATTTCTAAAACCTGTGCCAATTTACTGCTTTCAGATGTATTAACCCTATACGTTAAACTATCAACATCGTAATATGGACTGTTTGCATTGATTGTTCCAAGCTTTGAGTCGAAAGGTGATATTGGAATCCACTCATAAGTACCATCATCATTTTGGTTTTCTCTCATGTTGGCAAGATAATTTAATCTGGCTTGAGTGAAAAATGTTTGGATGAAGTCATCAACAAATTCCATTTCAGGAAAAGGAGTTAATGTTTTTTTGCTTAATCTTATAGGTGCTACTCTTTCTTCTTTGTTTCCACCACAAACTGTTTTTTCAGTATCGACAATTAATGGAAATGCATATATTTTATCAGTAACGTCTTTATAGCTATCGCCCAAGATAATTCTTTTGTTAGTTTCATTTATATGGTGTTCATTTTCTGCTTTTTTTGATACGGTTCTTAATCTTTCAAAAAATATATCCACATCATCCAAAATGATTTTAAATATATTATATATGGTTGGCATCATACCAAGTCTCTTAAACACCATATTGTTAATTTTGGTGGTTAAAATATTTGACAAGTCAACCCTTCTTTTATTTGAATTAAATTTTTCCTTATATAATATTAGATAAAAATCGGTAATATCAATACCCACATATTTTGTGGTTTTTTCAAGAATCGTTCTATCTTTAACACTATAATAATTGTCAAATTCTGCTTTAGATATTGTCGGTTCGAGAGTGGTGTTTATAATACCCAGCGTATTCGAAGCATTTTCAATTAATTTTTTTGCGTATTTTTCAAAAGCAGTTTTCGTATTATTGATATATTGCTGATTTGTAATAGTTTTCCCAGACAGTGCTGGTGCTAAACTTTCAAAATTGTATTGAACTGGAACTATAATATATAGTCTTTCTTCCATTTTTTCAGGCACAGCATCAGTTGAAATTGCTTTGATTTTTTCATCATAGTCCGATAATATATCTAATTGTGTTATTGGTTGATTTTCTTCAGCATCATCAGAGCTATTAAAAGATTCCCATTGTGATGGTGTTGCTTCTTTTACCACCAAATATGATGTGCCTAATGCTGACAAGTCAGGGTTTTCTCTGAATCCTTGCAACATGCTCATCATATTATCAATCTCATTTAATCTTAGCAACGTTCTGTCATATTCTTTGCTATCATTGTCAGTTTTAACTTTATCTGTAACTGCAGTATATAGGCTTTTTAACTGTGTGATTAACATAAAAGTGTTTGCAGGTGCTGCTTCAGTAGAAGGAGATACTGCAACTTGAGGATTTGTCATCAAAGCACCATTAACTACATACCTAAACAACACATCACTTAATGGAGCAAATGTCATGGCGACAAATTGTGCATCAATTACGAAATTCCCGGTATCTGATTGAAATTCCGAAGTGTATTTAACCAAGTGGAGTAAATACCTTAGAGTTTTTCCATAATATCCTTTAATCGATAATTCAAAAATTGGCGGTGGAAAATCAAATAATATTCTATAAGGTGAACCTTCTTGATTAAAGAAAGACAAACCCCTTAAATCAACGAATTGTATGTTTACTTGTGGAACATATGAGGAATTTACAACAATTTTAATATTACTTATACCAAAACTTTCATATTGAGTGTATGAACCAGTGCTACCATCATAATAATTGGTGGTGAATTTCAAATAATTCGGATTGTTATCACCCTCATTTTGATTTACGCCCATTAAATTAACTTCTCTTGGTTTTTCAAGTCCGGTTTTTAATGTTCCCTGACTAACGCTACCATCATTTGTTGTAACAATAACTGTTCTTGCTTTGCTTTTTGCTTTCAATTCAGCAAAAATATACATATCCTGATATTGTGGAATAGCATTCACATTATCGTTACCCATGTTTGTGGTGTTGATTTCGTTAGGGTCAATTAAATTTACATTACTCGCCATTTCGTTGATTTTAAATATAAATACCCTGCAATGAAAAATGGATATTTTCTCGTATTTATTATAAAACAAATTTCATGGTGATGTTATATACAATATTAGCACAAATTCAGCATCCAATTTGGTATTACAATGCATTCTTCTATTTGTTTGTCGCATTGGCAATCGTGTTTGCTATCGTAGTTCTGAGCTTTATAAAAACAATAAAGCTAAAAACTGCTGAAGTAAAGACATTGCAGCAGCAATATCTTGCAAGGGTTGATAA